CTAAATCGCCTTCTATTAAATCTTTGCAGTTTTGATAATAATTTAATCCAGATTTTATTATATTTTGGATTCTACTCTCATTTAAATTATTTTTATAATAATCTATATCAATACAGCTTTTAGTAATAGATTCTCTAATAGTATAACCTTGTTTTCTATATTTAATAATACTATCTATTACCATACCTAATTTTGCTGTAGGCTTATTATATGAATCACCTAATTTAAAAGACTCTGGTTGTAAAAATAATTCATGTATAGCTGTTCCTAATTCTAAAGAATTAGTTGATTTATTTTCTATACCATTATTATATAAACTTGGACTACCACCTTGATCAGGATTTATATATTTTAATCTAGAATTTGATATATAATTAGAATAAGAGCTTGAGAAATATTCTGCATCACTTATTTTACTTCTATATACACTTTCTAAGACTGGACTAAGTTTTATATCATTTAAGTTAATTGTCATTTTCCTTGCGTTTTGTCGCTGGACTACAACCTAAACAATAAGCTATATGAAGCTGGCCTTTCATGTATTTAGATAACTTATATTTCTTAGCTACTTCATTTAAGATATTTTCTTCAATATCCTCATCTAAAAAGTAGTTTTCGAAATGAATGTTCTTCTTGCCATCTGACATAATTTCTGCATTCTCAACTAAAGTATCAAAATCTGCAGAAGGTTCAGCTAATTTATAGGCTTTTATATAGGCTTCATGTAGGGCCAGTTCTAATTTATCTTTTGAGTTCATTACTTAATAGGTATTTTAAGATCATAAATTCTACGATGTCCTACTTGATAATACTGATTATGAGGAGCATCCATTAAATAACAGAATATTCCCGCATTAGTAATTTCTTTATAGTTATCGTATTTATCATCAATCATAATCGTAATTCCCTTACTTTTAATTGCCTCAACTTTACTAGCATTCCAAGGTACTGTAATTACAGGAGCACATGGCAAACCATTCTTCTGTAAACTTTCTTGAATCCATTCTGTTGGAATATTTCTTGCAGTTACATAATAGTCTACTTCAAAAGAGGGTCTATGTAATACAGGAATATTAATCCAAAACTCTTTATCTGATTCTAACTCATGTAGATGTTCAGACATCTGATAGTTTGCATTCCAGTAAGGATTCATAGCAACACCAAACTTGTCTTCATAAGCTTTATTGAAATCAAATACTACATTATCGAGATCTAATCCAACAATAGGCTTATCGATAGGGGCCATAACTCTATCATCTCCTTGAGGATATATATGATAGAATTCACATAATATCAATGCGTTAGTAGCTACTTCAGCCATTTCTAAAAGTCCCTCGTTTGTATAATCAATACCTCGTTCAAATTGATTTAAATGTTTTTTAAGAGATGAAAGAACATCTGTCCATTTCATACCTCTTTTCCATTCATTTTCTTGGTACTTACTTAATTTGCTTGTAAGAATTTTGTTGACCTCCTCAATTCCATATTGTGGAGTCAAATCGTATCTAATCTTTTGTTGTTCCATCTTTGCTAGATAATGCTTCTAAAAATATTTCACATAACTTTCCAGACAAACCTAATTGAGTTTTTGCATCAACTTGAGGTTCAAATCGAGGGACATAATTTAATTCATCTTTCTCTTCATCATATGTAAATACAATGATAATTTTTTGTCCAGAAGCAGAAGTGAACACTACTCTACAACTATCCATTAATTAATTTTGATAAGAGTTCATAGAAAAAGTCTTTATCCATGATTACTACTTCTCCTGCAGAACCAAATACTTTTTCTTTCTTAACTTGTTTATTTCAAATTACAATAAAAGGTTTATCTTTTAAAGGACATTCTTTTTTAATAGCGTGATATTGAGGTGTATTAACAGTATTTTTCAATTGTATATAACACGGTAACTTACCACTACGATCAACTAAATCCACTTTTTTATCATCCATACTTTTAGATTCAGATCTTGATGTAACTACATCTGTAAATCCAAGATTTCTAAGTTCTTGAGCAATTTTTGTCTCATATCTATGTCCTTTATTTCTACAATATGCTCCTGTTTTCCTTTTCTGAGACGTAGTTTTTTGCTTTTTCAATTAATTCTAAAGTTTTAGTCCTTCCGTACATTTTATAAAAATCTGATATATCCTTAGCTTTATAATGTCTAGGTATAAATAATACATGCACATCAGGAAATTTCTTACGAATTTTATTCATATTTTCAATTCCAGCAAGGTCATTATCATAGAATAAAATTATCTTGTTGAATTTAGACTTTAACTTTGCATATTGAGCTTCAGTTAAAAAACAATTTTCAGAAATTGGAGCTATTGCAGGAATTTTATCACATGAATAAAGAGTCATAACATCCTTTAAAGATTTCGTTACAACTAAATATTCTCCTCCATTTTTTGGAAGTGCGTGAGCACCTTGTAATCTAAATGACTTTCAATTTGAAATAAACTTATATTTTATATTTCCAGGAAAATATATACGTCAACGTTCTATATCTTCTCGAATACCTCCATAATATCCAAATACTAATTGTCGATCTTTATGTAAACTAAATATACTTCCATTTAAAAATACATTTTTACATGAAAATACATGAAACTTTTTTAATATAGTTTTATCTATACCATATTTAGATCACCATTCAAGTTCATAATCTTCTCAAGATTTATCTTCAATTTGAATAACAGCTTGAGTAGTATCATTAAATTTTTGATTTGTATATTTAATAAGAGGTTTATTTATAGTTAAATTTTTGCGGGAAACTATTCCAAAGTCATTAGCAATTATTTGTAAAGCCTTGCCATAAGGACAATCGAATTTATACATTACAACCGAAATAAAATTTCCATAAAAGTCTCCACGAAAATCTTTAAATATTAAATCTCCTTTCCTATTCCTATAAAATGCGCAGGTAGGTTTACTATCTTGCCTTAATGGAGACTTGAACAATCCTTTTTTTACAGGAATGCCCAAGTAATGCTCCATTAAAGTTTCTTCACTAACTTTACTTAAAATAAGTTCTTTAGTGATATTTATCGGTTCTAATGTAAAGACCATTAAAATTTAACTATATTATTTTTTAGAATGGTAGGTCGTCTTCTGAGCCTTTTACATTAAACGTTTCCTTAAGATCGTCTAAATCCTTATCCCGTTTTTTCATGTTAGTAGGTTGTGCAGAGTTAGCATTCTCAATATCAGTCTTTTCTCTAGCAGTTAAAGTTAAATTTTCGCCAATAACTTTTGTTCTACTACGAACAACTCCATCCTTG